AGCAAGGTCGCTGCCAGTTTTCATGGGTATGTGAAAGAAAAAAGTCAGTAGACCCTGTTGTTTACAAAGAAAGCAAACATGTTGCTGAACAAGTTTATCTTCAAAACATTGGAGACGTAACCTCTGGAGCAACGTTCTATCATGCAACATATGTCCATCCTTTCTGGGCGGACATATTTGACAGAACCACTAAAATTGGAGACCACATCTTTTATAGAGAAGGCTAATATATCATGGAAGAACTTGTACTGGAAAAAGCATTATCGGGTGAAAAGTTTGTAGCCGATATTGAAAATCTGATTGCTAGACATAAACTCAACTATGTCGATGCGATCATCCATTACTGCAATGTCAATAACATTGAAGTTGAAAGCGCGGCAACAATAATCAAGGAGAATCTGAAGATGAAGGCTCAACTAGAGTCTGAATACGAAGACCTTAATTATTTGCCGAAGCGGGCTAAACTGAATTTTGGATAGAGTTACAATGACTCCTTTTGAAACATTCAAGACATATAATGCATTGAAAGCCCACTTTGATAGTGACTATGACTATATCAAATACAAGGGCAAGTTGGCATATGCCAATCCAACTACATTTGAAAAGCACAAGTATCAGTTCTACAAAGTAGCCAAGCATAAAGACGCAATAAACTTTATGCTGGCTAACTTTGTAGGCAACAACATTTCTTGGGCTGGCGATCTAACAACTGATAAAGCCGATAGTGTCTACTCAAACTGGCTTAAGAGACAACAAGCCATTACATATATTTTTACGGAAGATTGCCATAAACTATTGACAAACTTCAATGAAAATTTTATAGTAAAGAGTGGGCAGAGACCACATGCATTGAAGTTATACTTCCAGAATCAGATCAGCATTGAAACTCTGATCATTCTAAATGATATCTGTAAGTTCTTTCCTCATTGGAATAAGTCCATTACTGAGACTGTTATCTGGCCAACACTATATAAGAAATGCGTTAAATATAAACCGTTCTTTCGTTATGATATTACAAAGTGTAAGAAGATCATGAGAGACATATTCACAGGTGATGAATGACTGATTACTTTCAATATAATGTAGGGCGACCATCTAATCCTTTTATGGATGCTCCCGCACCGCTGTTCTCTGATAAAGAGACAGCCGACAAGATGGTTCGTGCAAAGCAGATCAATGACGATACGTTCTGGACTTCTATGCGCGAAGTCTTTGCCAAGGACCTAGAGACGCTCCCAATGGAACGCTTCAAGGTTTGGGCTTCAACCATGACTGTTCCTATCATGAGCCGCAATCGCTTCACGACATATATGAGGGTTGCTTTGGATGCTCTTGGTGGACGAATTGACGGTTGCGGACCCACTCGTATCGAAATCGCACTGACTGAGCCTATGATTGGTATGACTGAAAAGGATTATCCAATCTATGCGGTCTTTGATGACTTCAAGACGACCATGAATCGAGTTCAAGCCTTTGCTCACCTTAAACTCAATGGTATTACTATTTCAGACCTTGAGAACATGGACACGATTGTTGAACTTGGTGGTGGTGTTGGTGATATGGCTGATGTCGTCTATAAGTTGGGCTTCAAGGGTAAGTACATCATCTATGACTTCCCTGAACTTGGTAAAATTCAAAAGTGGTACCACGATCAATTAGGCTTGACAAACGTGGTTCACACTGATAAGATTGATGATCTAGTAGACGCTGATCTATGCATCGCTACTTGGTCATTGACCGAAATGCCTATGGATTTGAGAGATCAGATCGTAGACAAGATCGGGAATACGAAGAATTGGCTCATTGCCTATTCTAATGAAATCTTCGGATTTGATAACGATAAATACATTCGTGAGAACTTGGTACCACGCTTCGAAAAAGTTGGATATGACACAGAATATACTGATGTGCCATATATGGCTTGGGATGGTGGCACAAAGTATGTCACGATCAAACAAAACACATAATCATACAAAAACACAACCATACAAACATACAAGGAAATACATATGTCATTTGCAGACCTAAAGCGTTCATCTTCGACCAACTTCGAAAAGATCAATCAAGAACTTTCAAAGTTGACTTCTAAGGATCGCACATACGAAGACGACAAGGATAAGTATTGGTACCCAGCAGTCGATAAGGCTGGTAATGGTTACGCAGTCATCCGCTTCTTGCCAGCACCAAACGGAGAAGACACTCCATTTGTTCGCATCTGGGATCATGGATTCCAAAATCCAGATACTGGTCTCTGGTATATTGAGAAGTCGCTTACCACGCTCGGTCAAGCCGATCCACTCGGCGAGTATAACTCAAAGTTGTGGAATACTGGTCTTGAAGCCGATAAGGCAATTGCGCGGAAGCAAAAGCGTAAGTTGTCTTTCGTCTCTAACATCTACATTATCAAGGATAGTGCCAATCCAGAAAATGACGGCAAGGTAATGCTTTACCGTTATGGCAAGAAAATCTTTGAAATGCTTAACGGCGCTATGAACCCAACCTTCGAAGATGAAAAGCCAATGAACCCATTTGATTTTTGGGCTGGCGCGAACTTCAAGTTGAAGATTCGTAATGACGACGGCTATCGTAGTTATGATAAGTCGGTGTTTGATTCTGCTGGTCCACTGTTCGAAGACGATGACAAGTTGGAAGCAGTCTACAAGCAAGAGCAATCGCTTCAAGCATTGGTTGATCCAAAGTTGTTCAAGTCTTATGATCAACTTCAGGCTCGTCTCAATCTGGTTCTTGGTCTGTCCAAGACTACCGCAGAGACTCGCAACACTGTTGAAGAAAGAGACGATGTAGCACCAGCAGCAGCGGCTAAGTCTGCTCCTGCAAAGGCTATTGCATCCTCTGATGACGATGACGATGACGGACTAGAGTTCTTCAAGCGTCTTGCTGAAGAAGACTAAAAATGAGGGGGAGAGTTTCGGCTCTCCCCTTTTTTTTAATCTCCGTAATTCGCGTGTGATGAATTGTATTTCATCCAATCATTCCCAGAATGGTTTGGGTTCGGCACTCTTCCGCTATTTGATTGTTGTTGTGGTGCCGAAACGTTATTGACTTGCATATTTACAGGCGCCTGAGCGGATCTTCCTGTAGGAGAAACGCCGTTTCTTGGAGCCATCGGTGGAGCCAGAGCAGTTAATATTTCATTTTTTGTAGGCGTCCTTGCCACTTGATCGAGCAACATTGTCGCATTAGAGGCAGCAAGTTCTTTTTTTATTCCCGTTAAGTTGTTTATTCTTTTTTCTACCGTGCCGCCTGTGAGGTCAGGTCTTTCGAACTTGCGTGTGAAAGATTCGGAAGCATCAGCAGCGGACGCGAATTTAGTAGAAGCGTATGCTTGGCCTTCTGATTCGCTTAACGCAAAGTCGATTTGCTTTTTCCAATTCGTTTGCCAATCATCACCAGCATATGCCTTCAGTTTTGTCAATCTATCGGCTCTATGCTGAAAAAGTCCTCCTGCTGGCGCACCTTTGTCGTCTGGATTTATGATGGCCGAATCAAATCCAGATTCCGCTTGAATGTTTGCCATCATGCCTAGAGCCTGATCATCACTTAAGCCTTTGCTTCTGATGTAACTGTAGACATCTTTAGGCGGAACGTAGTTTTTAGCGCCATTAGATTTGTGAAGACTTCCCGATGTAGCGGCAGTCTTTGATCCTGGAGTTATCCGAGCGTTTGGTCGTGGAGCATTTCCTCTAGTATCGTCTGCTAATGAAGGAGCAACTTCTTTTTTTATGTCTCTTACGACTAGACCAGCATCAAGAGCAAAAGCAGCGGCGATGCCCAATGGACCAAACATAGGCAAGAAACCGCTTACTACCTGAAGACTTGCACCCAGCAAATCTCCTTCTTTGAATCGCATGTAAGCAAGACCCAAACCGATCAATGCTCCAATGAATGGTATCTTTTTAGCAAGATTTAATATACCAGTTTTAGATGCACCCCCTGCTAATTTTGCTATTGAACTTAATCCAGGGATCTTTAAAACGAGTTCTCCAGCAGATACTGCCATCTTTCCTAGCATCGGCGCGGCTTTGGCGGCTGCGATTGTTCCTACTGTTTTCGCAGCAGCCAGAGCAGGCTTCGCTCCCATTAAAGCAAGACCAGCAGTGCCCGCAATACTCAGTGCTTTCCCTGGATTTTCAAATACCCACTTGACAACCTTAGATGCACTCATAGCAGCCGCAACAAGTCCCAACTTTGCTAATGCACCTAAAAGACCATCTCCAATCTTTTCGGCTTGTCTAGACATAGCGGTCATAGGACTCATAGCCCCACCCGACAATCCTTTTTTGCCTTCGAATGCGCTTTCTCTTTTGGCGTTTTCATCTGAGGTAAATTTGAATCGTGTTAAGTCATTTTGTTCTTTAACATTCGAATCGATAGACGCAAGATAACCAATAGCGGTGTGCAATAGTTTATCGGTCGACATCGTGGCACTAATTCTAGGAGATACTCTAGAACGTCTCGCTGGCAAAGAGCCGCTTCCGCCGCTACCAGAAGTGTCTGAAGATCCTGCTGGCGTTATCAGTCCACCACCAACAGTGTTCGTTTGTTCTGCTACAGGAGAATTAGAAGCAAGAGCGGCGCCAGCAGCACCAGCACCTAGTCCTAGCCCAGTTATGCCAAATGCTTTACTTAGACCGCCGCCTTGCTTTGCTAAGGCTTTTTCTATTTTAGCAAAATATTCAGGATTTTTGCTAGCAAGAGTAGCAAGTTCCTTTTCTCCCATCTTTACAATGCCGCCTATACCTGCCATTTGTTATTCTTCCGTATCTGTTTTCTGTCTGTCTAAAAATTGTAACAACATATCAACGTACAAGTCTCTTTCAAATGGTATCATATTCTCTATGTCTGATATCGAATATTTATGGTGTTGTGCCATAGAGAATATAGTGTTATAATAATTTGCTAAGGACGTGTAACTTAGCGCAAGATAAAAAAATCGCGCAAGTTATCCATAACAATCTCTTTTTCATTTCCTAGTGAGTTTGTGTATTTGATAACATGGTTGAGTTTAGGAGCACTATCTAGATATTCTCTGATCTTGTCGAAAGACATTACGTCCATATCATCAATGAAATCTTGGAGTTCTTGATCAGTGTGTTCGTTTGCTGGATAAACGTTTTCTTCATCATATATTTCAACAATACATTTCTTGATAAAGAAGTTCAGAATCTCAACTTCATCTTGGAATGTTTCGATCTGATCGATGATAGCAGCACTTGGATAACACATAATGATGCCAATATCGTCATTGATCTTGATGTTGTTATTCGCATCTTTAGGCTTGGTGACATCAACTTCATCTAAGTCAACATCGAATTTATACATCTTACCGTCTTCTTCATCGGTATATTGGATTTCGATAATGTTATTCACCGACTTTGATCTAAGTTTTAAAAAGACATATTCAAGATCAGTCGTGGTAAATTGATTGACAGAGATGGTCGTATCTAAACAACAGTTAGTAATGATCTGTTTGATTGCTCTAACAATGTCTCTTTGGTCGGATGACTGTTGTGCCATCAAAAGAATCTTTTCTTCTTTAACAATGAATGGCCTGAATTCCACTGGCTTGTTTAGCGAAGGGATAACAATGTCAAATACTGGTGTTTGGATTTTTGGTAATGCCATGATTTAAGTCCTCATATTTTTAATGTTGGATTTGGTACGCCGTTGTACAATGTGAATCTAGCAGCATCAACACCACCCAAATTACTGCCTGTGGTATTTAGAGATGGGTTTGGTATTTTGTTTTCAAGACTCTGTATTTCTTTTATTCTGGCATTTTGCACTTCTTGATTTTGTGGCGTCGCAAAGTTCATTCCTGCAAATACTGGTGTAGGTTTTTCAGCCTCAAGAGCATTACCCACTACAACTTCTACAGTCATGTTGGTATATTGCAGACTTACGTTATATTTCATAACTTCATCATTCTGTCCCCAACCTAATGCAACATCAGTAGTTGCTAATGGATACACATCATAAAGAGTGACCTTTATTTGTTTTTCGTTTGCATAATCGTAAACGTATATTTGCATTTGGCGGCAAATATAATCATCTTTGTATGATAATTGGTACGGAGTATTGCCCAAACCATTTGACGCATACATTCCACCAGAAACATCATGGTTCACAATCGAGTTTGTCCAAACATTAAACAATTCAATCACAGTTGATTTTCTATCGACAATAAATGATAATGTTATTGGATTAAATGTGGGTAAGTAAGGTCTTCTTTCAGTTTGACCATATCCGTATCTATTTGTCTGTGAAGTGAAGAAATTTACACCAGGAACAGATGCGTTTTCGCAACGCATGGTCAAGAATTGTGTGTCAACTATTGCACTTAATGTCTTCGGTCTAGCAAATAAAACCAAAAATCGATTAACAGGCAAAACGCCATTTATTTCCATCTCACTTCTAAATTGTGTGATACTGAAAGATTGTTTCCGAGTAGCAGTAACAACGACTTCATCTTGTGCATCTCCCGTTTTTGCATTGGGATTTGTTTTAGATGGTGGCGTCTCTTGATTAGAAGATTTTGCTTCAGGTTCCCATTTCTCGGTCTGAGGATTGTAATGGGACGTTTCGCCTGTATAGTACTTCTCTGAGTTTCTTGTTTCGGTAGTTGCGAAATTTTTTGATCGCTCAAGATTTGCCAAATCTTTGGCTGATGGACCAAGTAATGCCATTATCCTCTAACCTTCTTCTTGCTATCAGCCCAAACTTGAGACGTGGTTGCCTTTTCAAATCTTTCAGTCGGCAGAAACAAAGCAATATCCCATTCAGATGGATACACATACATCATCTTTGATCTAACGTGACTTGTCAGATAATGCTTGATGCATGGAGAGAAATATTTCAGAGTTGATACTTTAGATAGCAGTTCATAGTTCAGTCTCAGTTTGGTCGATTCATCGTATCTGCTATTGTTTGCATACTCATACAGCCCATCCATTAACTTCGCTCTAAGTTGTGGCGGCAGATAGTGGAGGTTCAGACCTAGAAAGCCACCTGGAATCTTCTTGAATGGGAAGATC